CTCCTCAACAACTGGCAGTCCGAAATTGACCGAGCTAAAAACTACGATTCAGAACAAGAAAAACGCCGATGACCACCGAAGAACTTTTAGCCTCTTTTGCTAAATCGGAACTCCCTTGGTCAGAGGAGGCTGAGTCTGCTTTGGTTAGCATCATCTTTAATCACCCTGCTCGCATTGAGGATAGTCCGCCGCCAGAAGCGTTCTATCACGTTCATCATCGGCTTCTCATCCAAGTGTTCCACGGGATGTTCCACGGCGGTAAGCCTATTGACATGCTTTCCGTGACCCATGAGCTACGGGAGGTAGGAAAACTCGACTGGATTGGTGGGGCATCTAGGGTTTCAGACCTTTACAGCACATTTATTGGAGCCGCTAATTTCAACTATTACGCCTCAATCGTTCTGGAAAAGTATCAGCTTCGACGTGCTGTTCACGCTATGGCTGACGGAGTGGCCTCTATTTTGCGTTTTGACGCATCGGAAGGCGTTTCGGCTACCGACACCCTACAGACGGCTTTGAAGGCGGTAAATGAGGCCGTAAATGACGATGGTGGTCCTGATTTGGAGTCCCACGACATTCGTTCGTTAGTTCGGCAAGTTTTGGACGATTGCGAAAATATGTCCAACAGTGGCAAGCGGATCAGCGGCATTTCTACTGGCATCCAAGAATTTGACGAAATCATGGGGGGATTGGAGCCGGGATGTTTAACCGTCATTGCTGCTGAATCATCGGATGGCAAAAGCTCACTTGGCAGACAAATCCTAGAACATGCCGCATCGGAAGGGCATCATGTGGTGGATTACACCTATGAAATGATGCCAAAAGCTGAAGCTAGACGTGTTTTGTGCTCTCAGGGCAAGATTGATGCTGCCAACATGAAGCGAGGAACATTAACCAGACAAGAATTTCAAGACCTCGGTAGTGTTACTCGTTGGATTGCCAAGTGGGATTTCCACGTTGTTGATGTAGCTGGAAAGACCATAGAGCGCATTTGTCAGGACATTTCCAGACGAGCTAGAAGATTAGCAGAGGGGCGCAAGGTTGTTTGCATGATTGATTACATCCAGCTTTGCCAGACTTCGGCTGACACACCTAGCCGTGAGCGGGAGATTGCCCACATCACCAGCACGGCGAAACAATGCGCCAAAATGACGGGAGCACATATCATCATGCCTTCACAGGTCAACAAGGATGGCGATGTCCGCGAGTCGATGGCGATTGAGCAAGACTCGGACAATCTGCTGAAGATCAAGAAAATTCCGCCGCCCAAAGACAAAAGACAGCCATCATGGAAGAAGCAGGATGATGGCGAAAATACCCAAGAGGCGCAGTTTGAACGGCACATCTTTTTCCACAAGGTCCGCGATGGCGAGCGTTACCGAACGGTCAATGCCCGATTGGTGGGTAGGCATTTCCGCTTTGAGATTACCAAACAAGATGAGGGTTAAAGTGTCTTGCAAAACTCACCTTGACGCATAACCTTCTGTCAAATGGCAGTCGCCGCAAAACCAGTCAAAGACAACCGAGTCATCAAATATGGGCGTGTTTGGCCCAATAAACCTTGGGGTCCGAAGGGCAAGATTATTCCTTGTCCTGAGTGGTATATGGAGCTTTGCATTTTGCGTGGCTATGACCGAATGAAAGCCATTCCGGGCAACAAACTAGTCAGTTGGCCCCAGCATTTTGTGAACTTTACGAAGATCGTGTTTGGCGATCCAAGGGGAATTTATTACTTTGAGTGGAATCCAAATGCCATGCGGATTCTTGGCAACTTCTACAAACACAACATACTTGCAATAGCGGGTCACAAATCTTCGTCTAAAACGAACACACTAGCAATGATTGGGGCAATGTGGTTTTTTATCTTCCCCAAAGACACAAAGGTAATTGTCACGTCAACCACAGTTGCAGCAGCCAAAGACAAAATCTGGGGGCAAATCAAACTCATCTGGATTCATCTGGAGAAGTATTTCGGCCCCAACTTTATGCCGGGGAAGCTAGTGGATTCACAGAACCGTATTCGTTTTGAGCATGATGGGGTCAAAAGTGAAACGCGAGGCATCATTCTTCTTGCCGCAGAAAGCTCTTCTGAAAAAGACTCCGCTGACAAGCTGCAAGGCACAAAGGCCGAGCAAATGATAGTAATGGGCGATGAGTTTGCCACCCTAAAGCACTCGTTGGTAAACACAGCCCTCAACAACCTTACGGCCAACAAAAAATTCAAGTTGGCAGGCGCATTCAATCCGAACTCGTTTTATGATCCGGGTGGCATCATCTCACGTCCCAAAGGAGGATGGGCGACCATCACTGAGGACGATGACGAATGGGAAACTGAGATTGAGCCTTTTGGCCTCAAGGGGTATTGCATTCGATTTGACGGTGAGAAATCGCCAAACGTGGTTCTTGGTGAGGAACGCTGGAAAGGGCTTCTTACCCTTGAAAAGCTGCAACAGATTGGACCGATTGGAACCAAGACGAAGGGCTACTACGAGCAGATTCGCGGTTTTTGGAGTCCTGCTGGCGACCTTGATTCGATCTACACTGAGACGGAGATTGTGAAGTATGGGGCTGATCGTCCTTGCGCCACATGGGTTGAGCCTCCAGTCATTGTTGCTGCGCTTGACCCCGGCTTCGTGCATGGAGGCGACCGTGCTGCTTTGGCTATTGGAAAGTCAGGCATCGCTGTCAATGTGGACACTCAGACGAAACAGAAAGTGTTCGAGCTTACCCACCTGTATGTGTTGGATGAAGACATCACGAACAAGAGTATTTCCAAAGTTGAATGGGTGGTTCAACTTACCAAAGAAAAGCTGCGAGAGCATAAAGTAGATGTGCGAAACTTTGCCATTGACGCAACGGGTGGTGGTGAACCGTTTGGAGCGTTGATCGCACGCGAGATTGGCCTTGGCTTCATCAACATCAAGTTCTCTGGCAGAGGCTCGGATATGCCAGTTTCCCGCAACGACAACCGCAAAGGGTGTGACCGATTCTTCAACATGGCATCCGAGCTTTGGTATGTAGGCCGAGAACTTGTCCGCACAGGGCAGCTTAAAGGGCTGAAACCAGACGTGGTGGCTGAATTGGTTTCACGAACGTATCAGGAAAAGGCTGGCGTGGTTCAAATCGAGTCGAAGAAAGACATGCGATTGCGAACCAAGAAATCCCCGGACTTGGCGGACGCAGCCCTTATGTGCCTACACGTTGCGCGTGTTCGACACAACCTTTCATCAAACGAGAAAGCCGCAGTCGTGCTTCGACAACGCCCCGGCAACAGCGAATTTAGCTTGAGCTTCTTGACTCAGAAACCTACTCAATCTACTTTACCTCAAAGCCGACTCATCACATTTGGTGGTGGGTGGGCGAACCAAATATGAACGAAATGAACAAATCCAACTCAAACTTTGAATTTAAAGCGGATCAGTTTGAATCGCCTAAATCGTTAATTTCAATTCAAGCAATTATTAAACGCCCAGATGGAACTTATATCAGGCCATCCGCATTTCTTTCTGATGGTTTTGAATGGAGGGGAAATCCCGATGGGGTAAAGCGATTGCTGCTCAAAAATTATGACAACATTGAAGGGAGCACACTAATTAAGTCGTGGCTAATCACAACAAAAATCACTACTGAGCAATCCGTCCTTCCAATTTTCTAATGAAAATCAGCCTCCTGCACGCCACTCGTCGTCCTGAAGCCGCTAAGAAATGCCAGCAACTATGGCTTGGACGTGCGGACAATTCAGCCAACATTGAAATCATCACCTGCGTTGACCATGATGACGAAGCTGGCAAGGCTGCGTTTCCTGATGCGGTAATCTCCAATGAGAACACCGTTGTAGCGGCATGGAACAAAGCTGCTGAAGAAGCGACTGGCGATGTGCTGGTTGCTTTAGATGATGACTGGCAACCCGCTCATGCTTGGGATCAGATCATTGAGTCCTACATGAGCAATGGAGCAGACATCCTGCATGTTGGCGACAAGCATCGCAAGGACGAACTGATTTGCCATCCCATCGTGTCTAAGCGTTTCTATGAAGCGATGGGCTATTTGTGGCACCCGTCCTTCAAGTCGGTCTATTGCGACAACTGGTTCACTGAAGTTGCAAAACGATGGGGCTATGTAGATGCCACAAAAGGAGGTAAGGTTGACCTTGGTTTTCTCCATGCTAATCCCTCGCAAGGTTATGGCGAAGAAGATGATGTGGCTCGCAAGTCGAACTCCAAGGAACGCTATGAGCATGGGGCTACGACTTTGGGACGCTTGCAAAGCCAGACCATTTTGGCTTTTACCTGCGCTGATCGTCCGCAGTATCTCAAACCTACGCTGGATAGCTGGCTTAAAACCAACCTATCGCTTTTGTCATCGGTTCATTTCTTCATTGAGCCTACGGACAAGAGGCATGAATGCGTAGCCGTCATTGACGAGTTTGCGGCTAAATCGCCGGTTCCTGTCATCAAGCATTTCAACAAAGAAAAGCTAGGCGTCCTACGCAATCCTTGGCACTTGTTTGACCACTGCTTCCGCATTGAGGGCGCAATCTTCACCATTCTTGGCGAGGACGACTTTCTTGTTTCGCCAGACATCCTCGACTTTCTTTGGGGAACAAGCCGTTGGAACCTGCATGGCGACCAGAAAACAATGGCGATCTGCGCTAAGTGGGTAGGCGATAAGGCCAATAAGAATCCCGCGACATGGCATCGAGTCACCGAGTTCACTGGCAACATCTGGGGAACATGGCCCCATGTGTGGAACAAATATCTCAAAGACACTTGGGACTTTGACTATTCCAGCGGCAAAGAGGACGAATCTCCCGCAGGCTGGGACTGGAATATCCAGCTTCGAGTCATGCCGAAAAACGATTTGCATTGCATCGTTCCAACAGCCTCAAGGTCTAAGCACATTGGCATTGAAGGAATCCATTGCACCGAGGAAGTCTTTGAGGATACCGTGGCGTGGAACTTTGTGGAACAAAAGTATGATGGCAATTACCTGTCCGTTGAGGATGCAGTAAAACCAATCAAAGTGAACATTGATTTGCCCTCCGTGGTGGTATCCAGCAGCGGCGATTTAGGTGACTGCGTTGTGTCTTTAGCGCCCCTTGTTTATCGAGGAAATCCTACCATTTACCATCTTTGGGACGATGGCATGACCAAAGGCATTGTAGCCCGTGAGAAGTTCATCCGTCCGTTCCTTGAAAGCCAGCCCATCATCAAGGCTGTCC